CATTTAAGAGTTTTCTGTCAACTCTTGGATCTGTGTTTAGTTTTCTATAATCGACTTCTGGAATCGACTTTACATCAAATTCTAAAAAAACTAGAAAAGATTTTAAGTAAGAATGAAGTTTTGGTTCCACCTTAAAAAATAAAATTCGGGAAGCATTTTGCTCCCCAAATACATTTCTTAATATTATTATGTGATTTATTATTAATCTTTCACGAATTGATTTTAGTGTCTTGTACTTATGAATCTTTTGAAGCAATCTTTTTACGTATTTTATTCTTTTTAAATCGTCTATAAAATCGCTTCTCCCAAGACATTCTGGATTAAAATAGTTATCTTGACAGAAAAGAACAAAATTTTCTTCTGTCAAAACTTCTATTTTATTTTTCATTTTTATTTCAGTGTTGGCAACCACAACCAGCACCACTCTCTAATGAAGAATCAGCACTGGGTGCTATAACCATGGTTACTTTCTTTAAGAAGTTTGGTTGTCTTGTGACAGTGACAACCAATGACAAGGAGTGGCCAAGCTTTTCCTTAATGCCATCTCCTTGAGAAAATCCTGTCTTATTAACGTCATCATAAGGATTCTGTCCATAAACCCCGATGTGAGGACTTCCATATTGAACCAGTTCAAATACATTTGGTCCCTCTTGGAGACTGCTCTTGTATGAAAAATCAAAACCAAAATGGTTTAGCTTTTGCTTTACTACAGCCAAAATGCCATCTGGATCAATGTATTCCCTTGTAGAAAAGCCATACAGCATGGCATTTATTGCATCCAAGGAATGCGGAAGCTTAATATTGAACGTTCCCTTGTCGGTTAGGGCGCTTCCCTTTGTTTGGTTCTGTGGATCTCCGATGAACAATCCACCTCCATAGGTGTGTTCAGGGGCATTTTCTTTTAAAACAGCAATTTTGTTTAGTAATTGTTTAAATTTCATGGTTGTCCTTATTATTTAGAACTGAAGAATTGCCTTTTAAGTGGCCCCACAAATTTGGGTTATACGTATTTTCATTTAAAGTTTTTAAAGTGTTGTTCGCAATGTCTTCCGTAACCTTTTTCCAAGATCCACCCTTGCTTTTGTAACACTTAGATGCCCATGCATTGGCATATGCTGAAGGATAGACATCAAACTTTGCTTTAGCTTGTGCAATGCAAGAAGCCCATTTTTTTGGATCTTTTGGCTTGTTTTTCTTTGCCTCATCCAATGTCTCGGCTTCTTCTTTGAGCATTGCACTGACCGGTTTTGCGCTCCAGGTTTTGCAAGCCCAGTATCTGGCCTTCCAACGTGGTCCTGGATTATCGCAATTATGTCTTGCACGGAAATTTTTCCGACGAGCAGGGTCGTCACGCTTTATTTCCATGTTTGGATCACCAAAGTTTACCTTAACTACATTTCCTTTGTCATTTCTTACGTAAACCTTGTATTTCTTTACGTCGCCTCTCATTATTTTGTTGAGCTTTACTTTCTTTTCACTCTCTTCATAGACCATTATCTTGTCACCAAAATCGTTGTATGCGGTTTCTTCAAGATTATCAACAAAACCCATCATTGTTTCTGCATCAAATTGCTCTGTTAGTTCACAACCATTTTCATCTGTAAACAATACAGAATAATTGTTTTCATTTATTTCGATGTGTTCTACTTCCAGAAGCTGACCAGACTCATTTATGATGACATCGCATGGAAGAAGATCCTTTGCTTGAATTGGATCAAAATTCATTTGGAATACTCCTCCACGGCTTTCTACAAGAAAGTTTTCAAATGATTCCTTAACCTCGGTCACGCCAGTTTTTACAAAAATTGGCTTCTTTCCTTTTGATTCCCCTGTTCCCTTTTTTCCTCTTCCAGCTTTCTTTTGGGCTGCTCGTTTTCTTCGAACAAATGCGCCAATCTTTTCCTTGCCAAGTTTCTTTGCCTTTTGCTTGCTGAGGCAGGCCGCATATGCATCTCCCTCTTCGGCATCTCCGCATTTTCCGACACGTTCACCTTTGGTGTTGTATCTGTCCCAGCCAGGCCCCCCGCCAGCAGATTCTTTGTTGAACCATTTTCCTAAGCCGGAATTTGCATAGACTTTTTCAAGCAAAAGTTTAACGTTCATTTCCAATCCTTGTTTTGTTTTTCGCCTTTTCTGTGGCCGTTGTCAGCTCTATTGTGAGACTTTTTTCTCTTACGTAGATTATTTATGCCGTTTGAACCACCAGAGCGAAGGGGCTTTTTATGATCTATGTCTATTCCATCGCCCTTCTTTACCAATCCCTTCTTCATCATCAATTCTCTGGCTTTTGTTCTTGCTGCACGTTCTTTTCTTTGCTTTGGCTTTCCGTGGTAGTTTCTGTATTCTTTTTTATAATCTCTCTTTGATTCTTCAGAAATAGTATTCAATATTTCTTCAAAAATTGGAATGAGAAATTCAGGATCTTCGCTTGTTCTTTCGTATATCTTGTTTAGAATTGGAACAAGACATCCAGATTTTAGATCTTCTTCTTGAAGAAGTTGAGAACCATATTTTGTTATTACGTAAGCTTCGGAATCATTTACAATATTCATTCTTGTGAGTTGGTTCAACAAGAAATTATTTGTAAGGGTCTCGATCAACATATCATTGATAACACAATAGTTCTCTCCCAGAAGCCTAGATGCAACTTTTTCGTTTCTTACGACTGGTATCTTTGTCGTCTTTCCATCAACGGTTACGTAATTGTATTCTATTGCATTTACGTCTTCTGGCTTAAATCCAGGCAATAGGCTCGCGTTTATGTCAAAAGTAAAGTTATTCAAAGCATTTTGAATAAAAATGTTCATTGGATCTAACTTTTTGCGATCAACAAACATCTTTTTAAGATCAATTTTTTCCTTTGGCTCTTCTTTTTCCTCTACTACTTTTCTCCACTTTGTTAGATTTTCGGCAGACTTTCCCTTGTATGTGGAAAGATTAGATCCATCTATTATTTCCTTGTTCTTTTTTACTTCTATTTTTGCAGTCTTGGAAATTTCATCAATGTAATCATCAGATAATTGGAAGACACCGTTTACCGTTACTACGTGGTTTGCAGAGGTCTTTGGATCTCTGATGTCGTCTCCCCTCAAAGATGATTTGAGTACGTTTGCAGCAAAAGATCTGAAGAATTGGCTGTTTCTTTGTTTGAAGAGATCCTTTCCAGCATCATTAATGGATTTTTGATAAGAAGTAAGAGAAATGGCGGGGTTTACATTTCCATCTTTGTCCACTGCGGTTCCAAGACTTCTACCACTTGGAGAAGTGATGTTTAGCGACTGGAGCTGCTGTACCATATCAGGATCTTTCAAAAGCATGGAAAGAGCTTGGTCCGGTAGCAATTGTGTAGCGAAAAGTTCACTTTGTTGCTCAAGATTATTAACAAATCCTTGTACACCAGGATCTCTAGTAATATTGTCGGGATTGAGGAGAGCCTTTCCTAGGGCATTTCCGATTATTCCCTTAACTATTTTTCCACTTTGATTCAAGTTGTTGGTGGAAATGCTCATTTCACCGCCGGCTGAAATTTTGAATTTATATTCACCACATTCAAGCTCAGGGGCTCCTTCAGAATACATCGAAGAATTTCCTGCTTCAATGCTTGAAACAAGATTCTTTATGCATTCATCTCCTATCTGAGACAGGATTTTGCTGGCTTGAAGAAACGCTCCCTTGGTGAAATCCAAAGAAGCAGCAGAAGTAGCAAGCAAAGTCTGCATTTCTTGATCACTGGCTCCGGCTTTTATCTTGGCAACAAACAAAAGCGCATTTAGGACTTGTTGATTGTACGGAACGCTTGAAAGCGTGTTGATTCCAAACTTGTTGCTTAGAGATTCGAAGGAAATGTTATCAAAATCTTTTGCTGCCATGGGAGAACGAAGTCTCTCAAAGAAGTCTTTTTGAACTTCCGGTGGCATTTCGGCCAGTTGATCTGGAGTCATCTGCAACATGGCCTTCATTATCTCGTCTTTGGAGAGTTTTTTGGCCTTTGGCTTTTCCTCTGTTTTCTTCTCTTCAGCTTCTTCTTTTTTGCCACCCTCTTTTTTGGACGGTTCTTCTTTTTTCTTTGTTTCTTCCTTCTTTTCCTCTTTTTCCTTTACTTCACCGAAAAGAAGCTTTGATGCTCTGGTTTGCTCAAACTTTGGATCTGATGTATATTGCTTGGCCTCAGCCTCAGTCATTACATCGCTTTTATTTATTTTTGTGTGTAGATTTTTGTTGAAAGAATCCTTAAAAATCAACTGAACTCTTCCCGATGCTGTCTTTACAGCAATAACGTCTTTTACAAGCTCCGCTTTGGCCTTTCTTTCACGGGGCACCTGCTTTGCTCTTTCGGCGCGCTTGCGTGCTGCGTCCTTGGCCTTGTCAGTCGTGGCCTTGGACTTTTCTCGATCCTTTCGCATTGCTTCACCAGTTGTTCTAAAAGAGTCTGCAGCAGCTCGGGAAGCCTCGGTAAGTTTTAAAAGGTCCTTGAATTTCATCTTAAATTATTTATCACTATTAGAATCCTCTACTATTTCTAATGGATTATATAATTTGTAATTTTTATGACTTTTTTCTATGCCATTAGCCACTTTATAGAGAGATTTTTTATCTAGTCCCCTGGCTTCAGCAAATTCAGGTATATTTTCAACAAAGCAAATTTCATTTGTCTTTGTATTCTTGAAAGTCGCAGATTTCATTATTGCAACTTTTTCAGGCGTTTTCTTTTTTACTTTTACATGGGAACCAGTTGTTTCCTTAACTTCGCGCTGTTCAACAGCGGTCCAGCCTTTGTATGTCTTTCGCTTGCCATTAAGAAGTTCACAGACCTTTACAGCTGTCATTCCATGTTCTTCCGCCCATTTGCTCATGTTTGAGAAGAATTCTTTCTGGTTTGTGTGGATGTTTATAAGCCAATAGCCATTTTGCTCATCTTCCGGACAAACCCAAAGCCAGTACCGGCCATCTTGCTTAAAAAATCCCCCATTTTGTTGAACAAAAATTTGTCTTTGTTTTGCGGCCTTTGAATCATCATTCATCTTTGTCCAAAGACGAGATCCCCTTGTATTTACCGCCTGTTCAAGTGTTCTGAGTTCTCTGTATTCCATGGCTTTCCTTGTACCTATCTATTGTTTTTTTCAATTTTTTTACATAATTTATTGGTCTATCTTGAAATACTTGCTTTATTCCATCTTCACATGCTATTAATATAGCAAAATTTTCAACAATTATTCCAGTTCTTTCCTGAAACATCAAGGCATACGCGGAAGCTTGAAGAAAATAATTTTCAATGTCTTCTTTTCTTTTTTCTTTGCTGCTGGCCTTAAAATCTATGATGGTGGCTTTTCCGTCATACTCTGCTATGCAATCTGTTCTTCCTGCCAATCCCAATGTCTCTGACCATAGTGGAGTTTCTATTGCAAGAATGTTGTCGATTTTATCCAGCTCTGGCTTCAATAAATTGAAAAGATACTTGTAATTGGGTAGCATATTGTCGATATCGATATCTTCATTGTTTAGATATGATTCTATTATGCCATGGAACTTTGTTCCTCTTGATGTGACTCGTCTGCTTTCTTCTGGATTTTTTCTTCTCCAGTCAGCAAAAAACTTTTGTTTTTCCCATCCCATCACAGTTGTTACACTGGGAAAAATTCCACCGGGAGTCTCATAATGACGTGAGCCATCTATAGAAACTTCTTTAAGTTGGTTTTCCAATAATATAGTTTTGTGTGTAAACTTCTTCATGTGTACAAATCACCTTATTATACCACAATTTAAATAATAATCAAAATTATTGCAGTCTTATTGTTTGCGCTGTTCCGAAAAATTTATCCAAGTAAGCATTGATGTCTGCTTGAGTTTTTATATTTCTCAAGTAATTGTCCAGGGGTGTCCCTTGACCATCTCCTACCATACCGAATGATGGGAAACCTCCGCCAGCCGCTTTTTCTTTTGTGGTAGTTTCTTTCGTGTTTTTTGTTGTTGATTGGGTAGATGTCCTTATTGTTGTTGTCCCGCCACCACCAGTTTGTTGCGCTGGTGCTTGGGCTGGTGTCTGTGCAGGAACTTGGGCTGGTGTCTGTGCAGGAACTTGAGCTGGTGCTTGGGCTGGTGCCTGTGACGGAGCTTGAGCTGGTGCCTCTGCCGGAGCTTGAGCTGGTGCCTGAACTGTAATATTACGTGTAGTTTTAGCTCTACCTGTCACTGGTTTAGTTTCTCCAGAAACCGTTGACTTTCCTCCAGGAACTTCTGTTCTCGTAGGTTTAGTTTCTGATGGTCTAGAAACTTCTCCTCTAACAACAGTTGGTTTTTGACCAGTTTCAGCTGGCATAACCTCAACAATTCCTGCTGGTCTTGGTGGAACATTTGAAGTTGGTGCTCTTGCTGGCTCCGCTGCTCCGATTGCCAAAGCTGCCGTAGTCGCTACTCCAAATTTTTTGGCTAAAGATGGTTGAGCTTCTGGTGCAACTGTGGAAGGAGATTGTCCGGGTTCAAAATAAGGTTCAAATGGTTGACCTGGTGACCAAGAACCTTCCCCTCTTCTCCATGCCGCCATTTGTTCTTGGGGAGATAAATTTTGCCACGATGATGGTTGAGTTCTAGATCTTATTGTTATTTCTGGTCGAAGCATTTGTTTCAACCAGCCTGGTAGTTGTTTTGCTTGACCTACAAAACCTTGTGGGCTTCTTTGTGTTGCAACAAAATCCGTTGCAATATCTGCCAGTGTTTCAGCTCCTTTTGCCACTTTTCCTGGAACTGATTTTCCAGTTTCTATTGCTGTTTCAGCAACTTTTGCTGCAGCTTTGCCTGTAGCCTTCAATCCTTCTTTGCCGGCCTCCCCCGCAGCTTTTGCTCCCTGAACCGCAAGCTTGCCACCCTCAACTCCCGCAACCTTTGCTCCTCTACCAACAATTCCCGCTCCAGCTTCCCCCGCTCTAAAGCCAGGTATTCCACCTAAAACTTCACCAGCAAATCTAGATCCTTTTCCTGCTGCAACAGATGTTCCTGCTCCATAGCCAAGCAAACCAATCCCTCCAGCAGCCACAATTGCTTTTGCAGCTTTAGGGCCATACAGACCACTCAATCTTCCGAAACCGCCAAGAAGGGCTCCAGCTCCTTTAAACGCAGCTCCACCAGCTGCTGTCATTGCCAATCCTTCTGGAGTTGTCAGAGAGTCCTGCGCACCCCTCAAGAAATCATATGCCATGGCACTATTGGGATCTATTCCTGCCCAAGTTTGTATTGATTTTCCTGCAGAAGGCATCGAATATTCTCTTCCTTCAGCACCTTTTTTCATAGGAATTACTTCAAGGGGATTGGTTATATCGCCTGCCAAACTTATATATTCATCTCTAGTTAAAACATCTGCAAGATCTGGATTTCTTGATAACGCAGTTTGAAGAATTTCTGTTTCATCTGGATTTCTGTCGCCCTCATCAAATTTTTCTTTTCTTGCCAATACAATTTCCTTGGCAAGCTGGCTTCTCAATTCTTCATATTTTTTCTTATCTTCTTTAGCTAGAGGAACTTCTCCTTGTGCCATACCTTTAACAAAAGGCATGTTTTCATATGCAAACTCAGTGTAACCAGATTTATCGGAAATATCCATTAAACCCTGGCCGAGTTTTTCTCTAACATTTGATGGGGCTTTTCTTGTTTTGCTATACTCAATTACACCCAACTCTTCTTTTTCCAGAAGAATCTTATTTTGGTATCTTTGTTCTAAAATAAACTCTACGTTTGGGTGTAATTTTCTGGCCATTGTATTTTTATTTATCTAGGTACTTGATTCTTCATTTGTGCCAATGTTGGGCGAACTGGTTTTTTCCCAACTGCGGGGCCAGCAAGAATTTCAGCCTCAGTTTCCAATCTGTGAGGTACAATGAATGGGGGGGGTTGGTAAAGCCTTTTAAAAGTCTCATCGTATTCCACTGCTGTTACTGGAGGCCGCGGATCGGAATATCTTGAACCTATTGCGGCTTGTGATGATGATCCCATTTGTGGTGTTCCTGGGTTCATTTCATCGTTCATTTTTCTTACTGTAAGAGTCAATTCCCTTACTGCATTCGCATCGCCTCTCTCCCTTGCCTTTCTTAGTTCCGCTTTTGTTCTATCTAACTCACCTCTTATTGCTATATTTGCAGTAGCAATTTTTTCATTTCTTTGTTGTCTGGCTGATCTCACGGCTTCCAATGATCCTGGATCTCTTGGATTGTATGATGGAACCTGTTGTGCTCTTGCAGTTCTCAAATCCTTCATCATTTCTCCCTGCTCATAACTCAACTCTGCAGCAGGCATTGATGACTGTGGCCCAATGAAATTGACTTCAGCTGGTGTTAGATCCGCTGGTGGAGGAGTCAATGCATAGGATGGCAAACTTTGAAATCTGTTCATTGATGGGGAGAATTGCATTGAAGATGCATATAATCCCATTTCTCTGTTAAGATTTTGGTCTTGGGTTCTGGGGCTCAGAATATTATTTTTTCTGCCGGGCTTTGTTGAAATTTCAGGATTCAGTAAAGCCTCATTGAGGTTTTTTTTTAAATTGAACATGTTGTCAACTATATTTGGAGTAAATGCCTTGCATTCAGGTGTTCCGTTCTTGACTGCTTCTTCATTCATGGAAAGCAAAGAATTTACATTCTTGATAAGATCTTCTGAAAAACAAGACAGTTCATTTGCCATTTGTTTGTTGGAATCCTCTGTCAACACTTGTGGTGTATGCAGTTTATTTTGTGAAACCAACATTTTTTGAATGCTTTCCTTCAAGGATTCTGGCTTGGCCTTCTTTTGGGTGGTTGAAGGCTTTTTGTTCAAGAAATCCTTGACTTCCCAATAAAATTGTTTATCTTGTTTATTATCCATGGCTGTAAAATATTTAGATTTTCATAAATACTTAAAAGGTATGAAGAAGCAGGTTCTCTTGCTAAATCAGGATAATACACCCTTAAATATTATTACAATTGGAAAAGCCTTCAAACTTTTAAGTAAAGACAAGGTTTATGCAGACTTTGAAAGTAGTGAATTTTATGAAGTTGCTTCGGTCTCAAAGATCGTAAAAATACCCAAAATTTTAATACTCAAGTATTACGTAAAATTGCCATATAAACGGGTTGCTCCGTCAAGAGCCAATATTCTCCGAAGAGATCAATACTGCTGTCAATACTGTGGAATTGAATTGTGTGATAAGACGGCCACCGTTGATCATATTGTTCCTAGATGCAAGGGAGGAGGCTCTACTTGGGTGAATCTCGTAGCAGCCTGCAAGGATTGCAATCTACATAAAGGAAACAGGACTCTAAAAGAAGCCAAGATGGATTTAAAATCAAAGCCAAAAGAACCATCTTATGGATTCTTGTTTGACCATATATTGGTGACATTCAGAAAGACAAAAAATGCCTAACTATTCATTTAACTGCGAAGCATGTGATCATAAATTTGAATTATTTCTAAAGATGAGTGAATGTGGAAATCCACTCAAGGAAAAATGCCCAAAATGCAAAAAAAAGAAAGTTGTGCGTGATTGGGCAGACCAAACAAATTCAATTGCCATGGATACAACCCTAACCCCTTCGAAGGTTAATGGAAGTGCCTGGAAGGAAGTAATAGATAAGATTAAAAATTCAGGCCATGTTCCAAAGAGATACCATGACAAGCTTGAAAATTCTGGAAGACATGCTGGTAGATATGTCCGTTAAATTTTTGAGTTTACAAGAGACTTAAGAATATAATAACTGTCTATAATATCCGTTACAGGATTAGTCAGAGATTTTTGCTCAAAGACCGAAATTAAATCGGTCTTTGTCTCTTTTAGGAAGGCTTCATACATTGCCTGTTTATCGGCGTTACCTTTACCTGTGGCGAGTTTCTTGACACGGGATGGCTCTACGACGGTTACGGGGACGGCGAGCTTATGGAGTTTGTATTTCAATATTCCACAGTTCTCTGCCAGATTAAAAACTCTACCGTGTGAGCCGTATGAATATCCTTCTATGCCAACATCTGCAGCCCCAATACATAAATTTGTTGCCCATTCTGAAATGGTATCAAATCTTTCTGTATCGTGGGCGTATTCCTCAAAACCTTCACCATTAATATTTGGTGCAATTTTTGTAGCAAACTTTTTTGTGTTGGTCAAAAAATAAAATGAGCAATTTTGAAAGCAGAATTCCCGCTTTTCATCAAAAAGGCAGATGGCTGGGCTGGTTATAGAATAGTCAATCCCTACGAGCATATAGAACATATATATTTATACCTTGGCCAGCAGCGGTGGTTCCTTAGCATTACGATGGGTTAATACTTAGAACGGCCCAAAAGGAATGCGTGGAAACATCCCACCGCCGCTGACAGAAATATTTATGAAAAATCCTTTCCTTGTGGGGAGGATTTTTTTAATCAGGTCTTTGTATTGTTTGCAAAGGTCCAGACAAAGGGCCAGCTTTACGCTTTTTCTCTTCTTCTCTGTTTTTTGCTCGCTGGTTAGCAACTTGTAAAAACGTCGGGTCTACTGCATAACCTTCGCCGCCACCACGCAAGAAAGCATCACCCATCATTTGCTCGCTGTCGGAATACATTGGATTGTACAATGATGATGCAGCTTTTTTCATTGTCTGATCTCTTGTTGTTACGTCTCCCATTGCACCAGCGACATCATAAGCAAAGTTTGAAGTAGAAATAGGATCTGACATGAAAACTCCAGAATTAAATCCCATTGGTCTTGTTGCATCAAAATCATTTTTCATTTGTGCAACACGTGTCTGACGCTCTCGTTGAGGTTTAATCACTTTGTCGCTATAGGCATCTTGGGCCACCTGCTGGGCATAATCGACATTTGATTGCAGACCTCTTGCTACATCTGAAGCGATTGATTTTTTTGCAGTTTTAATGTCTTTTGCTGCTCTTGTTGCATCACCTTTTTTTACGTCCTGTAACACATCTGAAAGAAAGTCTAAACCTTCATTTTCTTTTCCCATATGGGTCTGGAAGGCCAATTCTGCCTGTGATCTTCCTATGTTTGGATCTAATTCGGGAGCTTTTGCCCTGCCTAGAGATTTTTCAAGTTCAAATTCATAATCGGCAAATCTCGGATCACTTGTAATTTTTGATCTTGCCAATTCATTATGATGTTCGATTGCATCACCTGCTCTTTCAATTCCTCTTGCATTTACTTCCTGTGGATCAAGTCTATATGAAAATTCTTTTTTAATGTCATTTTTTATATTATCTGGCATCAAAGCCTCTATACTTGATGTCATGCGTAATTGGTTATATTTGTTTGATTTTTTTCTATTAAGTGCGTAATGTGGATTGTCTTGTAGTTGCCTTGATTTTTGAAATAGATGCTGTAATTCGTGTCTTAATGCGGAATTTTCTTGAGAAGTTGGAATTCTAATTTGTGCGGGAGAATCTGTATATATGTTGATTTTATGTGCATCGTGTGATAATTTGACTCCACCGGAATATTCTTTTTCTTTGGACAAAAATCGATAATCACCTAAAGTTCTACTGTCTTTTGGTTCAACAAATACATAGGTACCTATTCCACCGAGCGCATAGTTTGTCGATTTGCCGGTCTTTGCTAAATTTTTTCCTAAAAGATCTGCTCTTGTTCTGGAGGCTTGTATTTGGTCTACAACGCCTTCTACCAAAAATTGTTTAAATCTCAGCATACCAATATTTATAAACCCCCAGGCTTTTTGCCTAGGGGTTTATTTATACTCCTCCGACTATATTATTCTTATTTTGGTTGTGGGTGATGTATTTCACAGTGGCAATTTGCACACAATAGATCACACTTATCCAATTCTTTTTTGGTTTTTTCCCATGAGTAAGGCATTCCTTTATGGGATAGTCCAAAATTTTTTTTATTTGGATCTCTGTGATGAAACTGCAACGCTGCTACGCAAGTTTTGTAGCCACATGATTGGCACTTTCCACCTTTATAATCTATACATTTTTGTTTTCTTCTTTGTCGGTAAATAGTAACTGCACACCCATTACATAAAGATTTTCTGTGTCCGTTTTTACGATTGTAGATAAATGATCTATTACATCTAGTACATATTGTATTCATACTATTATTTAGTATTAGCACCCTTTGTACTGCCACACTTAAACTGGAGCGACAGGATTCGAACCTGTAACCAATCCGTTAACAGCGGATTGCACCACCGTTGTGCTACGCTCCATAGAAGAATCACACTATTTGACAACCACCTGCACCGCATGCATATTCTTTTGCGGATTCTGTATTGTCTTCTGCTTCGTATTTAGACAGATCCTTAAAGTTAACTTTAACCTTTGGATGTGCCGAATAAGTAGCAGAATCAATTTGCTCAAATGGAGCCTGAGCGTATGTATGACTATCTCCACCAGGAAGGAACGAAATTCCTGTTGCCACATCAAAGTTTTCCCAGAGCCACTGACCGACCTCAAGGAACTCAGAGTCCCTGTAGTTAACGGTGATTGATGGCTTGTGGTGGCAATAGTGTTCCTGATATGTCTTCCACAGATCCAAGTGATCCAGTGCACGGAGATCTTCCGTGGTGATTGTTCCCTTGGGGGCCTTCATCGCAAAGGTGAAGACCGCTGTGTTTCCTGGGTTGATAACATCATCTTCACAAGGAACGCCTTGATCCTTCATGAGATTGTAGATTGGATCTTTCTTGTCGATGCGAATTCTACGATAATAATAATCCGCATATCGTGGGTGTAGCCCTGATGCAGAATCCACCAAGCAAGAAGTTGTTCCCTCTGGCTTGACGCAAGTGATTGACTTGCTTGGGTTGATACCAAGTTTCTCTGCCCACTTGAGATTGGTTGCGGTTGCGTGATCACGAAGGGTTTCAAGTAGACGGATCAACTTTGGCTTGCCTTCAAGACCACTGGTAAGTTTGTTGTCATAGATGCCAGTCATGCTGACACCCAGCAATCTTTCATCTTCACAGTTCTTCTTCCACTCTGGACGAAGATATGGGAAGTTCGTGAAGGTGGATTGAACGGTTCCTATGATCGTGGCAATCTCAATCTTCTTCTTCAGAGTTGCTGCAGTATCATCGGGACGAACAACAACAGTTGAAAGATTGCAGAACTCAAACGGCTTGAGAATAATCTCTGAGCACGGGTTTGTTCCATATTCACAGTTTTCATCGCGGCCCCACTTGGCTGCTTGCTCTTGCAAGGCTCTACGATTAATCATTCCACGCTCACCGCTGTGGCTGTTGTAGAGTGATGTCCACTCCTCAAGGAATTGACCCATCGGTGGGCGACCACGATACACAGCAGAGTTGTTTGCGTATGAACGGAAACCAGCCTGCTCCCACCATGCACCACTCTTGCAGTGAGCCATCTCACGATCAGACAAATCGCTGAGAGAAATCATAGCAGAGCGACGAACACCACCAACGATCACAGCATTGGCAATGGCACAGCAAATATCATGGCACTCAAGAGCAGTCAACTTGCGTCCTTGTGCGTTGTAGAAAACCTTGACAAGGAATTTAAACAAATTGTCAAGAGGTGCTGGACCACTGGCGCGGCCACCAAATGTCTTGAGTCTTGCGCCAGCAGGACGAATCTTGCTCAAGTCCCACTTGATGTGGCGACCTGCATATAGATGATCCATCAAGAACTTGACGGCATTGCCCCAGCCCTCCTTTGAATCTTCAACAACGTAAGTGACGTTGAAGTGCTTCTCAATCTTGCTTGCAACTGTTGGAAGTTTGTCTGTGTATTGACGCTCGACAGAATAACCAACGCCAGTACCGTTCATGAGAACAACAAACAACTCAGCAAATGATTCAAGAGAATCAATCGGTAAATAGGAGCAGTTGTACAAACAAGTATTGTCATGGTCTAATGCTGGTCCAGCAGTCATAAGACTACGCATAGATGGAAGAACCTCAAGATTCAGAATTGCTTCCTTTACATCAGGGCGTTCTGCAAGTTGAGGAACCTTGTTCGTAAAGTAATTCCACCAACGCTCCACGCATTCCTCCCAGCTTTCTCTGCGATTGTAATCAGGAAGCCATCTGGAGTAGCGTGAGATGAAAATAAACGATTGAAACGGTGATAAAATTTCTGCCATATTTGAGACTCCTATAGTGGTGTCTTTATTTAGTTGTTAGAGTTTGCCACGAAACTGGGAAAAGGGGAGCAATTAATTTGTCAATTGCCTTGGCATATTGCTGAATTTCCCATTGTGCGTGAGCGTCGATTCTCAGCTTGTAAACTCGGGCAAATGCGTAGAGAGAACCAGTCCACACAAATTCCGTATAAGTTCCTTGGGGAAGAATGGATCTTGCCTGTTCTGGGGCAACGCCATCTTGAATAAGTTTGCTGTAGAGATCTAGACATTCTTTTGCAACTGCGTCATATTCTTGACGCATACGAATGCAGAGATCCATGTCTTCAATGGCACCACTGCTTCCTTGCTTAGCACCATCTGTTGGAGCATTTCTCCAAAGTGGAGTATAGATCTCTGGCTCAAATGTAACATAACGACGACTAACCTCATTCATGACCAGACCAATCTGGTGCTTGCCCAGCTGCGCACGAACGAATATCGGACACTTGATTCTAAGGCTAATCTGAGGATGGCAGAATGGAGTGAAGTGATCGTGCTTTGCAAGATACTTAATTAGTTTGGAATCTTTTTCAGGCAAAGATTTAATTAGAACATGGCTATCAGCATAATCCCAAGAACTTTCCTTGTTGAAGGAAACTCTTGCTGCATTGACTACACTAAGATCCGAACCCATCCAATCAACTAGATCAACGTGACCATGATCTAAAACAAAAATTTTATTAGTCTGATCCGTTTTTGTGGTTGCTGTCTGAGTCATCATTTATATCCTCATCTTCATCTACAAGTTCAATCTTTACGCCGGGAATCTTGGTAAAATCTGCTGCATATTCTCTGGCTCTTTCCCATAACTTTGGATCCATTTCCTTCACATATTCACTAAAGCGGTGAACAAAAGTAAGATATGCTTCACTAGCTTTTAATACGTCTTCTTCTGAGATTTCATCGTCTTCCATTATTAAACCTTCTTCCAGTAAGTGTACTTCATTTTTGCCTTAAGTCCAGAATATACATTGTTTATTATAAGCTTAGTGGTTATAGAATTGCCATAAGCAATTACCATGTCATTGATGTCTTTTTTATTTATCTCTTCGGGCCATATGACTACGTTTCTTCCCGCGTCAATGTATTTTCCTATGAGTGATACTATTTCTTCGTTTCTTGGTTCATTGTCAAAAATAAAAACAACGTTTGAATTACTGATCTTTTCAGGAAGATCCGCAAGCCAGCCTGCGCCTTGCATCGCAACACCATTGCTCATAAACATTGAATCTATCGGACCCTCTGTTACGTAAACCGTGGATCTTGGATCAACTTTATTTAGATTATACCAAAGACGTTCGCAACCCTCTTGTTTGAGCGTGATATAGCGGATTGCATTCTCAGTGAACGCTCGTCCCTGGACACCAATGAGGTTTCCGGCCTCATCGAAGAATGGTATAACGAGTCGTTCTTCCTGCTTCCCTTCACGATCAAAGGACTGCATGATCTTACTAAAGTCATTAGTGTAATAAAAATTTGTATACTTTTCTTTCGGAATCCTTCTAGATTCAACATATTTTACCGCCTTATGATCTGGGTTGAGCAGGTCAAGCCGTGTGCCGAGTTCAGTAAATACAGGGTGACGCTTTGGCTGCTCTTGCTTTTTAATTGGTTCTGGGTTTTTCTCTTTGTAAACTTCAAATGAGTATTCTTTGCAGAGAGATGGGCTGACACTTTCAAGTACAGAATATAAATTACAAGAAAACCCGCAATTGTGACATTTGTAAACATAATGACCTTTGTTCTCAAAGAAATATCCCCTTGTCTTGGACTTGTTTTTCTTTGAGTCGCCACACTTAAAACATCTACATGTGGCTAGTGAATCTTTTTTCCACTTGAACTTCTGCAACGAACCAGACACAAGATTCACATACTTCTTGTCAATATACAGCATTATTTAGCGCCTTCAAAAGACCAATTGATTGCCTTGTTTTTCTTTTTTGCAAACATTGGGTTGAAAGATTCACCGTCTGATCCCGAACCAAAGCCTTCTTCATCTGTGTTGTTAGCATTGATTAGGTTATTGTTGCTGTTATCAACATCAAAAAATTTCATCTTTGATTTGTTAACGCCAACCAAAAACTTTCTATTCTTTGTAAGATCGTTTCCTCTATTTTTGAGTTGCTTTACCATTATCTGACCACCTGTGGCAAGCTCTTCATTTTCAATCAAAGCAAAGAAAAAATCTGCTGTTTGAGGAAGTCCAAAGCTTTCAGATGTATCAGTCATTTCCATGTCGCTGCTCTTGGCACCTTCACGGTTTACCTGAGTTGCCGTCCATACAGGCACATTAAACTGCTTTGCAAGACCTCTAAGCTCCTCTGCAATTCCCTTTACGTAGGTATAACTATTCATTCCATTGCCCAATTTAAATCGAGCACAAGAACAAATATTTAAATAGTCAACAAAAATTACATCAGGAATAAACTTCTTCTTGATCTTAAGTTCCTCAAGAAGATTCCTAAAATGGGTTACGTTTCCTGCAGCGGTTGGATATTCCTTGATAATGAGTTTTCCACGGCATGTACGCTTTAGGTTTTCAATCTTTCCTTCGTACTGTGCATGTGGCATCTTCTCAAGTACATGCATATCCGTATCAAGAAGATTGGCATCAATTCTTTTTGCTATTTCCTCTTCGGCCATCTCCAAGGTAATGTACAGTACATTCAAATTTTGTGAAAGACATGCTGCTGCATGGTGGCATAGAAATGCACTTTTGCCAACACCAGATGCTGCCATGACGACATTCAGTGTCTTCTTCCGAGTTCCACCACGGGTAATGACATTAAACATCTCCAAATCAAATGGGACTTTTTCTTCTACACGGTGATAATAATCATATCTTTCATCCATGTCTTCCAGGAAATCGTGACCAACTCTGGTATCAAAAGATACCGAAAGAGCTTTTGACATTATTTCTGGAATAGCATTTTGAGTTTTTTCTTTGTCTTTTCCCTCTATGATGCCTATTGATTCCATGATACCATTATAAATTGCTTTTTCCTTGCAGAACTTTTCTGTATTTTCTACAAGCCAAATGGTATCGGATTTTTCTCCCTCTTTGTACATTTCCTCCGAGATAGAAACACACTTTTTGAACTCTACCTCACCAAGACCCTTCTCATTTTCAAGAGAAATGAGAATAGCATCCTTTGTTGGTATGCTATTGTACTTCAAGATAAACTTGCTTACAATATTGAAGACCGTCTTTTCAGACTTGTCATGAAAGTATTCCTCTTGGAGGAACGGAACAACTTTGCGAGCATAGTCCTCATTGAGGACCAAGTTCTTCAGAATAACTGTTTCCATGTTTTTATTATATCTTTGTTTTTAAAACTGTCCAGCATCAATCAGAGTGAACATCGTCTTCTAAATCTATTGGTTCTTTTTTTTCTTTTGTTGTTGCCACATCTTTTTCTATGATGTCAACAAAAATTTCACCAACAGTTTCAGTGAATTCTTCAGTATTTTGATCAAATCCTTCTGGGGATGTCACCAAAGTTATATCCATGTTTACTACCAATTCCTGTTTGGCATTTTCATTTATAGAAATTTTTCCATATCTAAAAACTATATCTTTAAACTCCCCACTCATTATTTGAATCGGGCAGTTTTCATTTGGTTCACATATGGATTCTAAAAATTTATATTTAGGAACTTTGACCATATTTAAAATCCTTTTGGACTGATGTATCAAGTTTATTTAAAATATCTAGAGTAAAATACTTTTCCGGCTCATCATCAAT